CTGTACGGTCTTTGATTTTAATGCTTGTAAGATAGTCATTGATTTTATTCCTCTAGCTGTGCAACACGGTTGCGTAGTGATTGTATTTCTTTGATTAACATTGGGACTAACTTGCTGTAGTCCACACCCATCATCTCTTCTGAGTCAGCATCCCCAATTACAGCCTCTGGTGCAACACCTTGTAGTTCCTGTGCGATCACGCCGTAGTCTTGGTGAGAGCCATCAGCTTTCCAGTCATACTTGCGTACTTGGATGGAGTCTATCTTACTGCCTGCGCCATCAGCGTCTGCAATGTTTTCCTTGAGGCGTTGGTCTGATGAGGTGGCGTATGATGTAGTAGTACCATTTGAGTTTATAGAGCCTACGTTAGCACTTCCTGCATAGAACCTTTGTAAATAACGTGTGCCTGACGTTGCTGTGTTTGCAAAGTAACTGCTCTCTGATGCCGCGTCTGTACACGACCAGACACCGCCACTCTCCGTAAGTTGCACACCTTTTGTAAGAACTTGGCCGCTTGCAGGCTTACCCACCAACAGGTTGCCAGAGGAGTCGATGCGCATGGCTTCTGTGTTGTTTGTAATGAATCTCAAGTAATGGTCTGTGGTAGTGCCAAATAACCCTCCTGTGCCGTCTGACCCCAGATAAAGCGTTCTCGTACCATCAGTCTGGCTTATATAACCACCAGAAACAGCTAACTTTGTAGCAGGCGAATCCGTCCCGATGCCCACATTACCATCGCCTTTCGCAACGATAATATTAGAATTTCCGCTGTTTGTCGTTACCTTAAAAACAGTATTTGTTGCAGTGTTCCATCTTGTATCAACCCAAAGACCATTAGATGAAGTTGTGTTTCCATCGTTTTCAATTTTGGCTATGTAATCATCTACATCCTTTTGCACTGTTAAAGCATAGGATGGAGAACTAGTACCAATACCCACGTTGCCAGAGGAGTCTATGCGCATACGTTCTGTTGCCGTAGACGCGCCTGTGCGGAAGGCAAGGGCACCCCCCGTATTTCCTATTATACCTACTGAATTACTTATACCCATCCAGACGTTTGAGTCTGTTTCATCTTCTTCGGTTAAGTAAACAACAGGCTTAGTGCCTGATAAGTTAAGAACTCCGTCTGGGGTGGATGAAAACTTAGGGGCACTAGGCGAACTCGTCCCGATGCCCACGTTTCCATCAACACTAAGCCCATCCATCGTGGCTGTGCCATCTACATTTAAACTTGTACCGAACTGTCCAGTAGCAGCATTGACATCACCCCCAGTAAGATTACTGTTATCAAGAGTAACAACACCAGTTAAACCGTTAACCGAAGTTACGGCATCTGTTGGAGTAGTTAATATGGTAAAGTCAGCTATAGTACCTGCAACACCACCGTTATGCATAAAGGTTTGTTCTAGATCAGAACGAACAACTACGTCACCTTCCTGCGTTGATAGCGCTAAGTGAGCTATTTCGCTTACAGCTGTTTGCACAGTTGTTATGGCTACAGCACTTACTGAAACAGTACCACCTGCAGAGATATCTACACCGTTACCTGCAGTCAGAGCTGCGACAACATTTGTAGTATCAGTTACGTCCGCTAGGGCTTCTATAGCGTCTAGCTTAGTTCCGTCTGCGGCAATGTCTCTTCCGTCTACTGTTCCTGCAACAGCAATATTATTAACACTTAAATCACCATCTTTATCCCACTTGTATTCTGTAACAGCAGCAATCTGTACCTTGCTCTCAATAGGTGGTGTGGTCAATGAGTTCTTAGTTCTTGTAATCCTTATTAGATATTCAGAACCAGCACCCACTGCCCATGTTGGGATGTCGCTATCAAGCCAAACTATAACACCAGGGTTCTTAAATGCGTTTGTTCCGTCAACTGGAGTAAATGTAGTCCATGTTCCAACACCTGTTGAGAACTCAAAGGTTGGTGCTATGCCTGAACCGCTAGCTCCTGTTGCTAACAAGAACTCAATCTCTTCGAACTTTGCAGCACTACCAATAGTCACGGTATCGTTATCGGCTGAAAAGATCTCAGTGTTTACTCCTGTGGATATAAACTCGGCTAGCTTGCTTGTTGAGTTAACTAGGGCTGAGTCCATGTCTGCGAAGACACCTGATAGTTGTTCTACTGGGTGTACTCCTGCGGCATATAAACCACCGAAGATATTAGCGTTACCTTCTGTTGCGATAACTTCCAGACCTGCTACATCACCACCTGTAGCAAGTGATTCATCAATGTTGATTAAGACTACAGCTTCGTCCTTACCCGTTGAGATAGCCCCTGTTGTGTAGACGATATCAACCGCCTTAACATCTCCGAAACCATCAGCGTCTAGATCAATCTCGAAAGCATGATCGTCTGAGGCGATTGCTGTGTGTAGGATATCCAGTTCACCAGTGATAACACCACCAGTGTTTAGTACTGCATGTTGTAGGGGTTCGTGCTCATCGATACCCTGTGCTCGGACTTGTAATATGCCGTTAGTAGCTGCGTGGATAACGAAAGCGACTGACTGAGCCATTAGAGAAGTGTCCGCTGGTTCAACGTTGGTTAAACCACCTGTGGTTACTGGGTCAATCCAGATCACATCACCGTCTGCCCAAGTCTCACCGTAAGGTGTACCAGTAGTGTTGATTCCTCGAACTTTACCGAATGAAGTTACCTTGCCATCGTCTCCGTTAGTCAGAGTCTCTGTTGCAATTCCGATGAATAGCTTAGCGTTAGCAGGTACTGAACCGACCATAGGCACTACAGTGATACGACCACTAGCACCAACAGTACCACTAGCCATTAATGGAGTACCATCTGTAACAGTAACACCTGAAGCATTCCGTACGTGTACGTGCATTTCCTGCCCTAGCTGTAGGGTTGCACCGTTGTTTACTAGGTCTAAAGTCTCTTCATCAGCATTCCAAGATACTTGTCCTTGGGTTCCTGTACCACCTGAGAACTGTACAAATGGAGTGACTAGCGTACCAGTCATAGTTCCACCAGCTAGGTCCAGCTTAGTGTCAAGAGAGGCTTGAAGGTCAGTCTGATCAGCTAAGGTACCACTAATGGTTCCCCAAGAGGTTGTACCTGAGGGTGCGAAAGAATCCAGCCAGAGAGACCCTGACCATACTTTCATTAAGTTGGATACACTGTTAAAGTATAGGGCACCAGCAATCAGTGCATCACCATCATTATCCAGAGTAGGTGCAGCGGCCTTAGCCCCTAGGTACCTATCATCGAATGAATCGTAAGATGCAGCAGCATTTGTTTCTGAGATACCTGCAGCTGTCTCGCTAGCTGAGGCATTTGTTGCTGAAGTAGCAGCATTTGTTTCTGAAGTAGCAGCATTTGTTTCTGAAGTAGAAGCTAAGGCTGCGCTTGAGCTTGCGCTAGCCTCAGCGGTCTCTGCGTTAGTCTCAGCAAGCTCAGCTGCTGTCTTGGAAGTTGCAGCCGTTGAGGCTGAAGATGCTGAGGCATCGGCACTACCTGAAGCTGCAGATGCCGAAGATGCAGAAGCAGAAGCACTAGATGCTGAAGCTGTTGCTGAAGCCTCTGCATTAGCCTCTGCAAGCTCTGCAGCTATCTTGGCGGTTACCGCATCAGATGCAAATGACTTAGCTGTATTCGTTTCTGCGGCAGTTCCAGTTAGGAATGCTCCACCTTCCGCTGCTTCATTTACTAAGTTTGATGCTTCTTGTGGTGTGTACTCGATAGCCATCTTTAATTCTCCTTAAAATTGGTCGGTAACAGAGAAGGTTTGTCGGTACTGACCTCCCCTTACTTTCCGTTGTAATTCTTCTTGGTTAAGCTCTTGTATGCCCTGAAGTTGTTGGGCATTGAACTTAGCAGCTCTCTCGTCTTCACCTACGTAATCCAAGGCATAAGCGACAGCTCCCCATAACAATATTCTTTCATTCTCATCTCGTAACCAGTTAGGCACTTCGTTACCCACGTAGTAGTTTCCGCTATTTGCTGGGGTTTCAACTGCACCTGTTGTACCAGATGTTGATAACGTAGTCAGGCCTGCTAGTCTGTTAGTCTCGTTTACTGTGTATACAGCATCCATATCGGATAGTCTACGGTAGTAGTGCAACTCGTATACATCACCTACTTTGGCAGCGGGGTAAAACACAAGAGTGGAACCTCTACGTGCAAAGGACTCTGACTGTTTATCATAATCTTCATCTTGCATAGCTAGTAACGAAGTTCTCTCGTCAAACACGTAGCTATTACCCTCAGCATCAGTCTTCCTAAATTGGATGAACTCTGACAAGTCTGAAGGTACTGATATTTCTGTCTCACCTAGACCAGAGAGTTCTGTAATAGTCGCGTATGTATGCGTGTACTCTAGTGGTGGGATTCTCAGCTTGCGGTAACACAAGTCTGCTGAGTAGTCTAAGAAATCTGATATCAAGGCATCTGTGATGACATTAGAATCTCTGTTGACCCATGTTCGTATCTTTGTTACTAAAGCATCGTAGAGTGGCGTTGACATTTCTTTATCTCCTTAATTAGAACCTAGCCTCGTATAACATTTGATGTTAGTAGGGCAGGGTATTCTTGTTTTATAATTCGTTTAATTCGTTGAACGTCTGCAGGGTTACTCATGAATTCACTCTCATGCAGGTTCAATCCATGATTTGTTAGGATCTCTAGGGCAACTACATCTGGGATGATTGCAAAGGATCTGTAGTGGGAAGCGTCACCACTTCTAGATTGGGTATCTCTAGATTCTTTAGCGAACTTGATATACTCTGATACATCTTGATGTACCTCGAACTGACTCTCGGATGTTTTAGCACCCATTAATTTATTATCCATTTTCCCTCCAATAGGTAAAAAGAAGGGGACCCCAATTAAGGAGCCCCCTAAGGTCTTATTTTAGATTAGCTAGCTAATTAAGCTGCTCCACCTAGTCCTACAATCATTCCACAACCCGTTGGGTTACGTACTTCAAGAGTACATTCTTCAACGATCTGACCAATAGTGCTATCACCAGCTTGACCGACTTCAGTTTCCTGAAGAGGACGCAATGTAGCAATATTAAAGAAAGAAGGATCATATACTAATGCAGAGAAGTTTGCAGAGTTAGTAGTTGCATCACCAGTGGTGTTATGAGCTAAGCCCATGATGTAGTTAGGTACGATGCGAATCTCACCGAAGTCACTGTCAAACATCTCAATGCTCTGACGGATCTTACCAGTGTCATCAAGGTTACGTACAGTGTTGTTACCAGTAGCGTGAGCCTTAGAAGACAAAGTACGCTTGTTCAGCGGAGAAGTCATCAAAGTAGAAGCCTTACCACCAGCTTCGTAGATTGCTTGCATAACGTCATCAACTTGGCTAAGCTCGATGTCAGCTAGGTTATCGTCAGCAACTGTAGCTGTACGGTCGATTACACCAGCAGTACCAACACCAGTAGTTCCGGGAGCTGTGTAAGCTCCAGCAGCTCCAGCGTTTACTACTAAGCTAGGATCGTTACAATAGGCTTGGTATCCACCCATAGTACGAGTACCAGAACCGTTTGAGCTGTGGAAGCTGTGAACAACATCATGCTCGATGTCACGACGTAGCTCGGTGCCACGCTTCTTAAGCTGGTAAGCATATTCGTCAGCAACGCCAGCTTGATCAACAGCTCTCTTAGAACCAGAAACACTAACGGTCTTAGAGTTGATTTGCGTGTAGTTACCTAAACGAGTACGATCAGATCCACCAGTCTGTGCAGCAGCTACATCAGAGAAGCTAGCTCCTTCAGCAGTAGCGCCAGATCCGGAAGCAGTAAGCTCATCTGTTTGCCACTCGTGGTAGATAGACTTAGATTTAGTCTTGCCGATAGATGACAAGAAAGGGGTCTCGTCCCGAGAGATCATGCTGATGAAATTAGCTAGATCTTCTTTCTCAGAGAGAGTACCAGTGGTTACGAAATTTGTTGCGGCCATTTTAACATTCCTTATGTTGTATTTTAGTTGAATCTATTTTATTAGCGGAACTTGCTCAATGACTTTAGAAACTCTAATTCGCTTGCTTCACCTGAGTTACCTTTTAACACATTTTGGCGTAGGGCCTGTGCGTCACGGGCTTCTCTTTGCTTAGCAGTTGATTTACGTTTAGTTGGGACACCTTTAGCTTTGGGTGCAGTCTTACGTTTAACAGATCCTTTAGTGCTCTTCTGCTTAAGCTTGCGATAATCATCAACAAACTTAACAACGTTGGCATCCATAATGATATCAAGGAAGTCTTCGGGGATCCCTTCAGCTAGTGCAAACTCACGTACAGCGCCTTGGTCAAAGTCTGGGACGACAGTTTTAATGTCTTCGTTAAACTTAGCCATTAGCTCATCTACTTGGGTTTGGAACTGTTCTTGTTGTTTCTGCTGAACAGTAGATACTAGTGTTTCCCTTTTGTTACGAGCAGCCCAATAATCCTTCTGTGCTGTTTCTCGCTTATCCTTAAGATCATTCAGCTCGTATGTATCACCATCTTTACGTGCTTTCTCGATTTTAGTTTCTAAATCATGATAATCTGAAGCTAGCAAATCCTCTTCGGATTGTAGTTGCGTAGCTAACACATTTCCAAGTTCTAAGGCTTGATTAGTCTTTGAAGAGTATTCTTCTTTTAACGACTTCTCTAGCTCACTAACTTCTCTTCCCTTCTTAGACAAGTGTTGGTCTGTTGCAAATCCCTTTCGGAGTTCGGTAAGTGTGAGGTGTGTAACCTCTCCATCTACCTTAACGGGAACTTTGTAGTCCCAGTCAATATCATCTTCAGAAGGTAAGTCGTCTTGGGTAGAATCATCTTCATCCTCGTCTTCCTCAGCTTCTTCAGCGTCCTCTTCGGTCTCTACTTCATCACCATCGGTTTCGTCTTCATCTACGTCGTCTTCTGGGTGGGGTATTTCGTCTTCCGTAGAATCTTCCGGGTCAAGATCAGATTCGTTATCATTTGGTAGAGATTCCGTATCATTAGCTTCAAGGCCTAGCTTCAAGCCCATTGGTCCTAAAGGTACTGGAATGTCATCGATAGACTGACCATCTTGACCAGCATAAAAACCAGCGTCATCCATTGGGGTAGAGGCTGTAGTGTTTTCGTTGCTCATAATTTGTTATCCTATATTAGTCCTATTTAACTGCTGCCTTCTTCGTAGGCGCTCGTGTTAACTCCTTTTTAGCTTTCGCTTCTTCTTCTTCTTTTATCACTTCTAGCTCTCGTAGTGCGTTAACTGAATGTACAAAAGTCTCTGCATGGAATCGGGCTTTTCCCGGACCTGCTGCTATTTCTTTCACCATCGCCTTAACTGCATTACCTGTTGCTAGTATTGCTCTATCTAAAACTACGCTATCCATTACTATCTCCTTCTTGAGATCTATTGACTTCTATCTGGTTTTGGTTGAAACCAAAGGTCTCAATCTTAATCAGACGTTCTTTAACTGAACCAAGGCCCATAGCTACGTGGTATAAGTACTCACGCTCTTTGGTACAATGTGGCTCTGTTTTTAACCATTGAGTGAATAGGTCTACAAGGATATCGGAGTAGGCTTCTGTGAAGAACTCATCCTTAATCTTACTTGCAAACTTAGCTCTGGTTAACGCTTCTTGTGAATCACCAAACGGGTTAGTTTTATACTCACCTGTCTTCTGATCCATTTTAGGTTTCATGGCACGTTTAGCGCCCTTATTATACTTATCCACTATAACTCCTCTGGTTAGTGTCTTAAGTTAAAGGGGCCGTGTGGCCCCCTTAGTTTCGTGCTTATCCCAAGTATGACTGAATACCTTGTGGAGTTAGGTTTTGACTTTCCTCCATTGGCTGTTCAGGTTCTTCAGGGCTAACACCCCCTTTCGGTTGTGTCATGGTTTGTTGAATCAGTTGTTGTGCCGTATTATACATTTCTGTTACAGACTGACGTACGGGAGCGGGAGTCCCTTTCTCAGCTGAAGCCTGATCTAACTTAGCCCATTCTTGGTATGACTTATCAAGAGCTACCACTAGCTGCTTCAGGTTATCCTGAATAGCATTTTGTGACTGAACGTTGGTGTAATCGACATTTGCCTGATCGAGAGCAAGCCTAGCTTGTTCGGTCTGTTGCGCAACTGCTCTAGCCTGTTCAGCTTCTCTAGCTTCTTTCTCTTTGTCTTTCATAGAGGAATCTTTATACTCATCGGAAGTGTAGTCTACCATATAATCTAATGGGTCTTCGCCTAGTGCCTCGATTGTTTTGAATGCAAGTATTGCAGGAGACTCGGGATTAATAGCACCCTTGTATCCAGCTGCCATAAGTGCAGGTAAAACCTTCTCACCTATCATAGACATCTTGCTTAGTACTGTGTTGTTACTTGCATCACCAACATCAGCCTCTACCATCAATATCATTTCATCAGGGAGTTCCTGAAGATCGACAGTGCCGTAGAAGTTCTTGCTAGTATAGTAACCAGTCTTCTTACCACGCATCTCCTTTTTCATCGTCTTGTATACACCTTCACAAAGACGGGATAGACCTGTCTCCATGAATCTACGAGCGATATGTTGGATACGTGTTTGAGCTGCAGACTGCACAGATGACACTTTCTGTTCCGAGTTTCCAGACACATAGAGAGTATCGTTAAGACCTTGGGCTGCCTTAGACAGTCCATTCGCTTGTTCTTTGTGCTTCTGTAGGAATTCTAGCAGAGGCACTGTACCAGTAGATAACGCTTCCGGTGGCATGGTCTGGACAGCCATAGATGGGTTACCGTTAGTTGGTACGATTTGTCGAGGCTTCATGTTCTGTAGTGCAGAGAAGTCTACAACATTGGGATCAGCTAGCTTAGGTGAGTAGTTAGTCAAGTATGTATTCTCAACGAACCCACGAAGGATAGCAGTAGATGCCATTGTAGATGGACGAGTCATATCAGCCATAGATAGTCCAGCCCACTCATGGGGGATATCAAAGGCCTTAAGGTCAGCGATCTGAATTGAGTCAACATCTTCTTCAAATAAAAGATGATCACCAACTGTAATGAACCGCTTAAGCTCAGCGATACCATCACCATCTCTGTCAACACGCATCCAGCACTCTAATACAGTAGCTAGTTGATTAGCTTCTGATTGTTGAGTACCCATGAAGTTAGAATTGCTTAGGCCTACTGACGTTCGTCGAGCAGCCTTCTCATTGTTTATAGCTTGTGCGAAATTCTGGGAATCAGCATTGCTATCCCAATCTATATCACCAGCATATTCTGGATATTGTTTACGTATCTCTGAACGAGTCATTTCTGTTTTCAATCCAATAAAAGACGCTTCATCTATTGAGGAAGCTCCTGAGCTTATAAGGAAGCTCTCAGGTTCAATATTACGGATCTTAACACCACTCTTGTCCACCTTACGTTTGACACGTACGTCTTCGTATATACCAGACTCATTTACATATAAGTCACCTACAATTTCTATCTCGGGATCAGCCAATAAGACATCTAAGGCTTCTGTAGTGATCTCTTCGTATTCCTGAAAGGAGTACTCGTAGTCTTCTACATATTCCCAGACAACTGCAGCATTCTTCCAAAGAAGAGCTGACTTGATCCAAGTGTTTATTAGCTCCCAACCACGGTTCTTTTTAAAGATACAGTAGTTAGTCACATCGGAAGCTACTCGTGCCTCGTGCACACCCTTCGCTGTTTGCGAGTATGGGATGAACTTAGCTAGCTTCTTGTTATTAAGTAGCAACTCAGACAGTACAGCTGAGTAGCCTTCAATAGCTTCGACTGTATCTGATGATACAAGCTTAGATACACCCTGAGGGGCTAGGTGCCCCGTAGGCTGCATCGCGTATTCGTATGTTGCCTTTTCTCTCTCGGTAGAGAGTTCTGAGGAGTCAAGGAAGTTACCTTGTGCTGTTGCTACCTCTGAGTCAATCATAGAGATTAAATCTTCATCTGTGACTGCCTCTTTGTATCCATATGGGTCTCTCATTTTAAATCCTCTATTAATAGGGTTAACACAACCCTTCAGTCAATCTTTAATTAAAGTAATGGTTCCTTCGCGGTTTTTTTCCTTCAGCAGGCGTGTCACCATATAACCACAATGCTTGTTTGGAGGACTAATCGGAAACTTTTATTCACCTACAGCCAGTTAGTCGTGTCCTCAACGAATTGCATGTTCTGGAAGCCTACTTTATTACTCACGAGTCTGTCTCGGTGAGTCCGTAGGACCTCTAGGGCTATAGCTGTTGCAATTACGGTGTCATCATGACCACCAGAAATAGCGTTAGTACGACCATTGTCATCAGCCACATAATCCAGACATTCCTGAATTATACGCGGGGATGCTAAGTTTACATCATCGTTCTCGATGGCATTCTTAAGATGCGCTATGATCATGGGTTTAGTAGCTTGCGTTGTTCGCCAACCAAGTCGACTGCCTTCCTCATTAGACACGTTAGCTACTTTGGTTTGATGGTACAGGTTCACGTAGTTCATCTGCTTGAGACGATTGAGTGTCGCTATACCTAAGGAATTAGATTCAACAGCCAGTAAGGCATTGTTGTAATATCTTCCAAGATAGAATAGTAGGTCTCCATACATCGATGGGTCAATCCTATTATTTCTATATAAGGCTACAACTTCATTATCAACATTCATTACTACACAAGCTGAGGAGTCTTGCCCCACACCTAATGCACAGTCAGCCCCTATTACGAAATTAGAATCGTATTTTGGAAACTGGAATATTTCTAAATCTCCCTGAGCGAAGTCCTCGAAACTTGAAGAGCTTTGGTTAAACATTTGCTTCTTCTTTATTTCTGAGGGTACTAGGGATTGTAACTTTTCAATATTAAACACATTAGCCCCAGAAGTCTGAAAGGCTTCCTCTGCGGTTAATGGGTATTCTTGCTTAAACTTTGTTAGAGTACCTTCTGCGATCTTAAGTCTTCTCCAGTATAGTTGACCAAGGTCTAGATTATGTAGATTTCTAATACCTTTTTCTTCTTCTGTAAGAGACTCTTCGAACTCTTCGGGATCTAAGACTGTCCTTCTGTATTCCGACATCAAGGTCCAAGGTACAAAGATAGGGATGTAATCATTTATCCCTTCAACTGCACCTTTCCATAATCTGTGGAACTCGTTACCAACACCATTAGCGGTGGACTCTAGTATTACTTCCGTACCATCAGCTTCGGATATACCCTGAAAGAGACCTGCAAGGATCTTCTCATCATGGGTCCAAAAGGCTACCTCTGAGAGGTGTGCAATGGTAGGTGTAGTACCTCGACCAGCTTCAGGAGAACCTGCCGTGTAGAGTCTATATCCGGAATCATTGTGATCGAACATAATTTCTTTGGCATTAGATTTCTTGAACTGTGGTCTGTATTCTTCAGGCATGTTAGCAATAGTATTACGTGA